CCCAGTTCCATGCCTCGTACGTCATTAGATGCTTATCCAACATGGAGTAACACCTATGACTAAGAGGTACGATGATGGTTTTCTTCGGATGTGCGACGGCGTCTTCTTAGACGCCTGTACGCTCGATCCTACTCTCCGTAAGGGATTTGATCGCGACAGAAGTCGACTCGAGTCCCTATTGCAGTCAAATGGGTTACCAGTCTATATGATCTGGCTCCCAGCTCTTGACAAAGCTCTTTGCAGAGCTTTGGACGAGCGCCTCCTTCCTGTTCTATCACTACCCCTCTCGGGTAGTCGGTCGAACAAGTCCAGGATCCCTAAACTATTTCAGGGAATCTGGATGAAGCTGTTTGACGACGACGGATGTTTAAGGCAGGATGTTGACCCGACTTATGTCCTGTTTCTCCGCCAGCTACTTGCTGGTATGGCGAAGCACGACATGAAGGCACCCGAAGCTGCTCTTTATGCAACGACGGAGGCTTTCTTTGAAGTTGAGTCACGACTTCCGCCGACATCCCATATCTGGGATGGCGACGGTAGTGATCTTACTGACAGTGACCTCGGTTCTCTTTTGGACCTTGATCCTGGCTGTAGAGATCTTCTCGGAGAGGTACAAAAACCTTCTCCCCGATCTCTTGTCCTGCTCGATACTTGCCAACGTTTGGCCGATATCGTCGCAACCTCCTTTGGTGAATTCTTTCCAGAGGAAGCAGCGTTTAGACATGGACCTGGTGCTACTGCCGAGTTCCAGCGCGGTGGAGGCTATAAGTATAGCTTTCCCGTCTGGGCTCGACATCTCGAGTGGCGTTTCCCATGGGACGACTTTGGAACTTCCAACGCCGCCCTATTGGGGGACATTTCCCAGTATGCCGTCGAGCCGTCTCGCGACGAGCTTGCTAGCAGACTGATTGCTGTTCCAAAGACGCATAAGGCTCCACGGTTAATAGCCGCGGAACCCGATGCTAATCAATGGTGTCAGCAGGCGATGCTCGACTTCTTTCTTCGAGTTATCGCCAAGGATAAGAAGAGCCTTCATCCTAGCTACTCTCTTGCGATTGATTTTGCAAGACAGGAACTGAGTGGGACTCTCGCCCTCGATGCTTCCCGTGATTGCCACCTAGCAACTGTGGACTTAAAGGAGGCTTCTGATCGCTTGTCCTGCTGGCTTATACAACGCCTCTGGAGACGGAATATTTCCGTCCTCAGTGGCATTGTTGCTTGTAGGACTCGTTACATAAGTAACGATATCGATCAGAAGTTCCCGAATGTCCATAAGCTGCGAAAGTTTGCAACCATGGGGAGTGCACTGACTTTTCCTCTACAGAGCTTGGCTTTCCTCGTTATCTGTATTGCGTCTGGGCTAGTAGCCGAGATGCGTATAGAAAATCGTGGGAGGCCTAACCTCTCCAAGTGGAGAGAGCTCTGCAAGAAGGTCCGAGTGTACGGGGACGATCTAATTGTTCCCGTATCATGGATGCAAGAGCTTGAAGAACTCATGCCCTTGCTAGGACTGCGTATTAACGCCGATAAGACCTTTAAGGGTTCAACCTTTAGAGAGTCTTGCGGTGTTGATGCTTTCATGGGATACGACGTTACTCCTGTGAAGGTGAAACGCTTTCCAAGTGCATCCAAACCATCGACTGTTATCTCAGTGATAGACACGTGCAACTTGCTCTTCTTGAAGGGCATGTGGCATACTGCCGATTCACTGAGACGTATGGTGAAGACCAGGAACATCGGTCTCCACCATGTCAGCGATGGCATATGGGGCGATGTATCCTTTAC